TTTGTAGAATCCGCAACGTTAGTTGATATTTTAAACCAATCATCAGAAATCTTGATGACGTAGTATGTTGTATTATTTACCAGAGGACCAATCGCTGTACCGCTAGTTGAATATACAACTGGTGTTCCGCTAATTAGTTTATGGTTAACTGAGTAAAACGCATTCCAATATAAGTCTACGTTAACCTGAGAGCTAATACCAAGAATACGTTTAGGGATTGTTGCACCAGTTGGGTTGGTCAAAGTAAATTTATTTGTTTGTCCACCTGGAGCTACGT